TGATATTATTTTACATAACGAAACTCAAGATAAGGATATTAAATTTAGTGGGAATGACGGAGGATCTGGTGTCACAGCATTGACTCTTGACATGTCGGAAGCAGGCGCCGCCACTTTCAATTCAAGTATCGCAGCTACCTCTATTACTGCTTCAAGCAATTTAGATGTCGACGGAACAGCCAATCTTGATGATGTCGATATTGACGGAAACGTACAATTAGATGGCACATTCACTGTTGGTGTTAATGACACTGGTTATGACGTTAAATTCTTTGGAGCAACTGCTGGAGCGTTTATGGAATGGGACGAATCAGCAGATGAATTAGAAATTAGAGGTGGTGCTGCATCTCCCGGAAAGCTTCTTTTGTCAACCGCTGAAACAACCGTAGTTAATGGAGATAAATTGGGGCAAATTGACTTCCAAGCGCCTCTTGAGGCTGACGGCAACGATGCTATTTTGGTTGCTGCTTCAATCTGGGCAGAGGCTGATGACACATTTGCTAACAACCTTAACGATACTGATCTAGTTTTCGCAACTGGAAAATCTGAAGCTGCTGCCGAGAAGATGCGTCTAGATTCAGATGGCCGGCTTGGCATTGGTGTATCAGACCCAGACGCACAGGTTGAAATATTTGGAAGCGGAGGTTCGCAATTAAAATTATCTAACAATGCGGACGATTATGCTGCATTTACTGTGGGCACAAACGGTGATTTAATAATTACGACAGTAGATGCAAATG